GTTCGATGGAGTGGCAAAGGCAATGGCAGAACAGTGGTCAGCCCAATGAATTCGCTGACAATCCAACTGAATAATCGCCAGCAAGCCGGGTCAGCATTGCAATCGCAGCTATACCCGTTCTTAGCTGCCGTACTGCAAGCAGACCAGCGGTACACACTGACGGTAAAGCCTGCAAAAAGAAGCAGCGAGCAGAATAGCAAGTTTCACGCAATATGCGAAGACCTCGCAAAGTCTGATTTGCAGTGGGCGGGAAAGCGCCGGGATTCAGCCGCATGGAAGGTTCTATTGGTTTCAGGCCATTCGGTGGCAACAAAAGAAGGCAGCGACATGGTGCCTGGCATTGAAAATGAGTTTGTAAACCTGCGTGAGTCAACGGCGGCCATGAGCAAGGCTCGAGGGTCCAGTTTGATTGAATACGCGATTGCATTCTGTTCAATGAACGACGTGAAGCTCTCAGCCAGTGAGCGTGACCAATGAACACCCAGCCCAAGCCTAAGCCATGCGCACAGTGCGGGAGCATATTCACCCCAGTACGGCCAATGATGCGCGTATGCTCGCCTATTTGCGCATCTAGGCTGGTAAAGCAGGCAAAGAAGGATGATCGCGAGACAACCAAGGCGCGTAAGGTGGCTATTAAGAGCCGCCAGCAATGGTTAGCCGAATGCCAAGCCATTGTGAACAAGTACGTGCGCCTACGTGACCATGCTGAAGGGTGCATAAGCTGCGACAAGCCAGCAACATGGGACGGCCAATGGCACGCATCGCACTTTAGGAGTGTTGGAGCAGCTACGGCGGTGCGGTTTAATCTCTGGAACATTCACAAGGCGTGCAGTGTGTGCAACAACCACCTAAGCGGGAATCTGAGTTCATACGAGCCACGACTGCGGGAAAAGATTGGAAGTGCCAAAGTGGACTGGCTACGCGCCCAGAATCAGATAACGCGATACGACATACCGTACATGGAAAGATTGAAAAAGATTTTTACCAAGAAAGTAAAACGAATGGAGCGAAAACAATGAAGCCAATACAAGCAGGCGACACTTGCCTAGTCGTAGAAAGCATAGACGGCCATGCAGTAGGACGCAAGGTGCGCGTCATATCTCTACAAGGCCAGCACAGCAAGCTAGGCAACATATGGCGATGCAAGAGCTTAGACGGCCAACTAGTGAGTGAATATGGCGCTATTGGCGAGGCTATGGATTTTGCGGCTTCATGGTTATTAAAGATCGACCCGGTGGAGACAAACACCCAACAAACCGAAAAGTAGCTAGAGCAATGATCATTGAAACGCCTGGCGGATTCGTTCGCCAAAAGCACGCACACTACTTCAAAGATGTTGCCCACCTGGACAGCTTAGACGTGTACAGAGTGATCAACCTTTTTGCCGTTACAGATCCATGCCTACAGCACGCAGTAAAGAAACTATTGGTAGCTGGTGGCCGTGGTGCAGGTAAGAGCATAGACAAAGACATCCAGGAAGCAATAGACACGCTGGTTAGGTGGCAGGCTATGCGCGAGGAAGACAAGAAGATAGAAGAAACAAAAAATAATTGAAAATATTTTGCAAATAGTTGGCATAGTGCTGTAAATTGGATTACAATTCATTCAACGCAACAAACCACATTAAGGAAACCAAAATGACACACTTAAACGCACTGCTGATGAATCTTTCAAACGAGCGCATTCGCCTAAGCAATGCAAAAACACAATCAGAGCGTGACTTGCGCACAGTGTGGGTAAAGCAGCTAGAAAAAGAAGTTGCAAGCGAAGAGAAGTTTGTTGGGGAAAATCAAATGAGCGATGATGAATTGCTTGCAGCTTTAGCTTAAGACCCGAGGAGACACACCATGACAAGCTACAAGCGCTACTTTCGCGAACTACTGGAGGCAATGGGCATAGCTTGCCTATTTGCCTCATCGCTGATAATTTACTTCATTGACATGCCTAAATAAGGAGAAGACTATGTATATCGCAGGATGGGTAATTACAATTTGTTTGTGTATCTACGTTATGGACCGCGACGGATGGTTGTAAGTCCGATAGTAAAATGGACAACATGAGAGAGCTAACCCCAAAGCAAGCCGCATTCGTGCGAGAGTATTTGATCGACTTGAACGCAACGCAAGCAGCTATTAGGGCGGGAGTTGAGTTTCAAAGATCGTCAGGATTTTATGTTTATTTTTTGGTTGATCCAAGGAATGAATCAATTTTCTATATTGGCAAGGGAAGAGGAAAGCGATCATCGCAGCACGCACTTAAGGTAAAAAAAGGAGTGTTTGACAATGCTCATAAGTGCAAGCTGATTGACGAAATTCACCAAGATGGACTTAAGGTAAAAGAAATATTCTTTTTGTCTGGAGTTTCTGAAGAGAATGCTTATTTGTGTGAAAGATTGATGATTGAGGCTTTAAGAAATCACGGATTGACAAACATTGCTAATGGAGTCTCAAGCAACATAGAGCTTACAAAGTTTCAAGCAAAGACAGATTTATCGCGACTCAAGTCCTTTGAATCGTGGATGATGGATATGGATGAAGAAACATTAAATCTAGTCAACGGCGTATTTGGCAATCCATCAAACTTCTATCAAAACTTTCAAGCGGAGCTTAAATCGCTATGCTGACACAAAGACAGGAAGATTTTTGCCTCGCTTACATTGAAAGCGCCAACGCAAGCGAGGCTTATCGAAAGGTTTACAGCACAAAACGAATGAAGCCTGAGACTGTAAACAATAGCGCATTTAAAATGCTACAAAAAGGCGATATTGTGGCGAGAATTGCCAGCATACGAGAATCAGCGGCAGAAAAGGCTTCAATGACACTTGAATCACATCTTTCGGACTTAAAAAACCTTCGTGATGCTGCTGTGAACGATGGAAAGTGGGCGGCAGCGGTAACTGCTGAGGTTTCGCGTGGGAAAGCTGCGGGTCTTTATGTTGAAAAAGTGGAACTATCCGGCGACAAAAACAACCCGCTGCAAGTGCAATTGATCAAGCGAACCATCATAGACCCTAAGAATGGAGCTTGAGATACAAACCCCGCGAGTGTTCCTCCCGCTACTAGCTGACGGGAAGCGATACCGTGGGGCGCATGGTGGGCGAGGCTCTGGCAAGTCTTTTTTCTTTGCTGAGTTACTGATTGAACGATGCTTGATGCAAAGAACACATGCCGTGTGTGTGCGCGAGGTTCAAAAGACGCTAGACCAGTCAGTTAAGAAGTTGATTGAAGAAAACATCGAGAAATTTAATCTAGGCTCACTGTTTGAAGTGCAGCAATCGAAGATCATTGGGCCGAATAACAGTCTTGTTATCTTCCAAGGTATGCAAGATCACACCGCAGACTCGATTAAATCGCTGCAAGGGTTTGACATAGCATGGGTGGAAGAAGCCCAAAGCCTTAGCCAAAGATCATTAGACCTGCTAAGACCGACAATCCGAGCACCTGGCTCTGAGCTGTGGTTTAGTTGGAATCCAGGCAAAGACACTGACCCGATTGACGCACTGTTACGAGGTGAAACGCCGCCCACTGATTCCATCGTCGTGCAGGCTAACTGGCGAGACAATCCGCACTTTCCTGATGTTTTGCTTGCTGAAATGGAATACGACCGCAAGCGTGACCCAGACAAATATGCCCACGTCTGGGAGGGCGCTTACTTGCAGCGCAGTGACTCCAAGGTGTTTAAGAATTGGAGCATAGAGGAGTTTGAAGCCCCGCCGGATGCTGTGCATAGGTTTGGAGCTGATTGGGGATTTGCTAGTGACCCTACAACATTGGTTCGTTGTCATATCATTGGCCGAAAGCTGTACATTGATTACGAGGCTTATCAGGTAGGCTGTGAGATCGTAGACACTCCCGCATTGTTTATGAGCGTTCCAGAATCCGAAAAATGGCCAATGGTTGCCGATTCTGCAAGACCTGAGACAATCAGCCACATGAGGCGCAACGGCTTTCCCAAGATTCAAGCAGCTATAAAAGGGCCAAAATCAGTAGAGGAAGGAGTTGCATGGTTGCAATCGTTTGACATCATAGTTCACCCAAGGTGCAAGCATGTGGTCGACGAATTGACTTTGTACAGTTACAAGATTGACCAACTTACCGACATTGTGCTGCCTGTATTGGCTGACAAAGACAACCACATGCTTGACGCTGTGAGATACGCAC